TTATTTGACGCTTGAAATCAGCAACTGCACAGGGCTATTCAACCGCATTTACGCAGATGAGGGCGTTACCCAACTCCTCTTCTATCGCGGCAACCCATGCGAAGTCAGCTACCAGGATCGCAAGGGTAAGTACCAGAACCAAGCCCCTGAAGTTGTCTTCAGTAAGGTCTAATCAACTAAAACTGTCAAGCCAGTTATACGCTTTACCAGATCGTGGTTGAGGCTTATTGGGGTAGTTAATACTACCCCTCGCACCTGGTGCTTCGCCTAAGGTTGGAAGAACAACACCTTGTCGTGAAGACGGTTGGCGTCCAACGGATGTACCAATGATTGGGTATTGGGTATCAGCTTGTGATTTATATTTTTCTGCAAGGCGGGAAGCTTTTAGAAAACGAGATACTCTCGCCTGCTGTACCGCATTTTCTGTATCGGCTGCTCCAGCGGTAGCACGTTCGATTGGATCTAGACGCCTCAAATCAACGTCATATTGACGCTCGGGGGTTAAGTCAGTAACTTCACCACCAGAAGAACCAGAGTCATGACGTGGATCGTACTCAAGACGGCCTCTGTAACCAACCGAAGTATCAACCGGCTGGTCGGGATTATCTTGACGTGGGTTATAGAATCTTGCCATGTTAATATTGTAATCGAGGCAATTTAGGCCAGGATATTCCCATGCATAGCCCTGCTGATTACCGCGACGGTCTCGGTCAAAGCATCATTGACGAAGTCATGTGCCGTTGTCTGAATCAGGCAACATTTGGTACTGATCTCGACAATGAAGAAAATGATGTGCCATTATATGACCAGTACAATCGCGGCTTAACGTTATGCGAAGAGGGGCTGGAAAGGAATCCACTGGAACTCGAGGGGGCACGGCCTGGAATGACGGGTTATATCCCATCGATGGAGGAAGCACTGGAGATGTACCCAGCTTCATCGCCACGACCGAAGACCTTGATTCTGGACTTGGGAACAGCACCGGAGGAGGAGCTGATCCTGTCGCAGAAAAGACGTGGTTTGCTCCGGTAGAAACCAGCGATATTCTCGGCATGGAATGCAAAGACGGCGTTTGCCCGGTGCCTTGGGCTGTCAAGGAAGAAGCACCTGTGGTTCAACCGGACCAGGTAAATCATCCTCCGCACTACACCGATGGCGGTGGAATTGAGTGCATTGAAGCCATTGAAGCTCAATTAACACCGGAGGAGTACCAGGGTTATCTTCGTGGTAACAGTGTTAAGTATCTATGGCGCTGGCGTAATAAGGGGGGTAAAACTGACCTTGCCAAAGCACAGTGGTATCTTGATCGGCTGCTGACATTTGTAGAAGTTCAGAACGGCTGAAGTTCATCGTCATCATCCTCGTCGTCGTAGATGCATGCGGCGGCGAGTTCTGCTAGCTCCAGATCGGTGGGAATGTCAAATTCGATATCGACATTCTCATCGGCCATCAATGACTTAACCGCATACCACTCCATCAGGCGCTGGTGGTACAAGTTTAAGAGCGCGGAATAGAGCTGATCCCACGTCATCTCTTGGGCCTGTAGCTCGGCCTTACGCATCGAGAATTGAAGCTCTAAAGGAAGCTCAAATTGGTGAGGTTCAACCGATCTGTCCATTCCTGGTTTCATGCTTCAATTGAAACTATTCTAGGGCTAAATGTCACAGATGCCTTGAGGATCAAATTCCTCGTACTCTGAACCACACCATGGGTCCTCGTCAATCTTGTAGTTATTGGCGAATTCAGACAGAGTATAAGGGTTGATCGACTCTTCTAACATACGGATGGCACGGACCTGGTGAGCTGCCGCGCTGTAGTTACGAAAAGCCGTCAAGAGTATCTCAGTAGAGATCCAGGGATTGTCGTTGACCTGACACAGGAACAGCGCAACTTCTTCTTGGCGACGATGCAGAAGGGCGCCCACCATCTTATGGTCTTGATCAAAGACCCACTTGGGAATTTCTTGGCTGGCGCTGCGCCAATCTTCTCGTTCTAGGCAATCGATAATATTGCTGTACAGAAAAGAGTTCCAGCCAACGGAATGACTGAAAGAAAGTAATGCCTGATGCATGCAGTCATCCAGGCCTAGGTTGAGTTTCTTCAGTTCAGTATCAAGGACTTCTAACTCGTGGTACAGATATTCCAGGGCTTTGCGTTTCGTGCAGAGATGTCCGCGTCTGACTGGAGAACCGTCCGGGTAAAACTGTGTTCCATAACCAATGGTGTAAGGTTCGCCACCAGTGGTCGGATCTGGGTAAGCTTTCTCGTTATACCCTTCGTACTTTCTGATTAGTTCAATTGCAGCAGAAAAATCAGACATGGGGGTAACTTAATTACCCCCAATATACACAAATAATTACTTCCCTTGACCGCGACGTTGTTTACGTCCGTGATTAGGAAGTGAGTTCATGCCCTGTCCTTGCCTAGTTTTTTTCCGCTTGGATTGAATTTTGATGGAGCCGGAGGATTTGGGTTTTGCCATGAGGATCACCAGAGGTCTTCACAAGCCCAGTAACGGGCTGTGTTTTTGTCGGTTACGGAATCACAGTTGTGCCGCGCCCTGAAGTTAGCACGTCTTTTGGGATCCTTGTGCTGTGTGTAGTCTTCGTAACCCCTGGCGCCGTAGCGAATGATCTTTTCCTCGCCACCGTGACAACTCTTAACGACCTTTTTATGTTTATCTCCAGGGGGCGCTTTCTGCGGTGAGTTGCATTTCATCTTGTCCTTCTGGTACCGCTTGGCTGCAGCCACAGCCTTCCTTGGTTTGTCCGACATAATTAACCCGTACTAATGATGAATCTGTTTCTTCTTCCCAATACAATACCTGGAAAGGATTTTGATCAATCCATCTTTCAATTCTATTGAGCCTAGCTTTAGAAAAGAAATCCTGATTTAAGTACCACTCGTGCAACCTGTAGGATGCCTTGGAGGCATTGCAGCGCCTGCAGGCTGGCACTAAATTCTTGCGAGTTGTTTCTCCTGATTTGTGACGTGGAATCACATGGTCAAGACTTGTTGCATCTTCTCCGCAATAAGCGCATTTGTGGTTCCAGGATTTGTATATCTCATCTCTAAATCGTTTCTTTGCTAACTTTGGCGTGACTTCAACGAGTAAGGCGATGGGCTCATGCTCGCTGTAATACATGCTCTTTAGTTGCCGTTACCTTATTTTAATTTCCTTAAGCTTTACAGTTCTTCATGCGACCCTTAAAAAAGTATGAATGCCCTTGACCCAGGGCTCTAACCCGTTACCGTACAAGAGTTGTTCACCCTGACGCTAAGTCATGGCTCAAAACACAGGCTGGGTCTCCGTTGCCCGCGCTGAAGAACTCCTCGGTATCGACCGCAAGGAACTCTTCCGTATGCGGGATAACGGCACACTAAAGCTCGGTCCCCACTTCGCCGCATTCCCGGAGACACGTTCCAGGGATGGCTACCGTTGGAATGTAGAGGCAGTCAGGAAGCACCTACGCAAGCAAGAGAAGCTTGCTGCGGTTGCTTGATCTGTTTGTAGTGTTGCTTCCGTAGCCTATGAGCCAACATTAAATCAGTGATGTTAACGCTGATGACTTGATGAGCCATCAGCCTGTACAACGTGGACGAGAGGATGGATACACGGTCTTGCATTTCGCAAGGCCGTTTTTTCTGCAGATCAAACAGAAAAACCCACTGTGGATGTAGTGGGCGAATCGGACGTTTTTTATTGGGGAGCACCAGGGATGCCTCCGGTCCCCAATCAAAGGACGATAGATCTTCTGGCTTGATGCCATAGGTGGCAATCATACCAAATAACCACGCGGCTCCTTTCGTGGAACGGCTAGAGCTGAGCTGGAAAAAATCGTCAACGATCCGCTGGTCAACAGGGATGGGCTGAGTCATGGCTGGTGTGTCCGCTCGTCCCGAACCTAAGAATGGTACAGGACGGGTCGCTGGTTCTTAAGGAATTCCTAACAAGTCTCGTGAGACTTAACATAAGTATACCTTATTAACAATTATGTCAAGGCTTATATGGCTTGCCATCTTTGTCAAACATGGTGAAACCTTGCATCACAATAAAGTCCGCAGGAACGTTAAATAGTTTTTGCATCATTGGCATCATCATGGGACTTTGACAGTTATAAGGAGGAACGTCCATGTCTGCCAGTGATCTCATGGTCATAACAAAAGAAGCTGCTTCTTTTTGTTCACTTTCAGTATTCTCTACCAATCTTTGTTCCCACGCAGCCATGCTACCAACTTGCACTGGGAAATCAGACGGCTCTGGAGGAAACGTATTGTCCTTGAACTTAAGTGCATAGATGTGTTTGCAATAACGCATCTCATCAAGTAACGGTGTCCAGTTATCAGTAAGCGATGTGATTACACCTTGCTCTGTAGAGTAATCGTTATAGCCAGGCATGCCTTCTGCTTTGGATCCAGGGATTGCTGGGTTGGCTGTACTTCTTAAATACGTAGCACCAAATTCTCTATAAACACCGACATTGTCCCTGGTGGATTTGTTGTCAATTGTGGTTGTCGTCGACAAAGAAAAGGGAACACTATAGCCAGATGGAGCGTAAACATCCATTTCTCTATTGACGGATGCATCATTCATCGCATTGTTATCTACAACACCACTCAACGTGATGACTTCGTAACGACCTGGTTTCACAGAAGAAATATTGTTGCGCGGGAAAAATTTTCGGTCATTTGCTGCTGGATTGGTCAAGAAAGCGTAATCACGGTGTGTAAAATCTTGACAAGAACAGCAGAATCTTGCGCCAGTGATTAAGTACCTTCCAACAGTAAATTGAGCCGGAGACGGTGTTAAGTATTCTTGGTCCGGTGTAACTTGCACTGAACCAGCTTTTTTAAACGTCAAGACACCTGTGTTCTGATTGACGGCAGTCAATACAGCTTGCACGTAGCCATAACGTTTTTGAGTTGTTGGATCAATCGTATCTTTATCAATAATCTCACCATCAATTGTGATAACACGATCCTCCAAAATCTCGGTGATCAAAGGCTTTAACCCCCCTGGGACACCTGGAACAGCTACATAAAAAGGAGGAGGAAGTGGGTTGGCTGGGCTCCAAGAGCCCGCAAGCTTTACATACCAGTTGCTTTGGTCTTGTGTAATTGATTCGATATAAAGCCTGTCGTTCGTGATTGGGTCTTTTAACTTATCGCTTCTCATGGACCCGGCATAACGCCAGCCGGCCCAGTGCATGCCAAGCTCTTTGTTGGTCGTAGGGAAGCCAACAAATGCACCCGAAATAATAGGGTTTGGATTAGCTACTGAACTTGGTGTGCCTGACGGAACAGGAATTTGATATTGAAATGGATAAGTAAAATCGTTATCGTAAAACGTTGCTGTGGCTAGTTCATAGCCACGGCGCCAACGAGACCAAGCCGATTCTCGATTGATCGTACTTAAAGAATCGGGGATGGATCCCTTGGAAAATTCGGTTGTGATTGGCTTTAGGCGAAATGGATCCTTATCCTTTTCTTTGGTAAAAGGTGTAAAAGATCCAAACGTACCCTTTGACTTAGTCACAACTCATCAGAAGAAACCGCCTTGTGCGTACACATGAGCACCTGGGGTATAACCAGAAATGTTGGGGCCTTCCGCAAACACACCCACATAAATACGGTCGCCTCGCTCCAGGTAAATCCCTTTGTTGCGAAGTGGTGCGCTAGGACCAAGACCGTTGGTGTTGCCTGCTGTTGGCATGGGAACTGCCAACTGAGGCATCACGTCAGAGCAGTCAACAACACCACTGTTGGCAGGAACAGTTTTTGCAAATAGAACACGGTAGTCGCCACTGGCTGGGATAGGAGTGGTCGTATTACGAGTCTGATAGAAAACAAATGTTACCGCTGGTTGATAACCATAGGCCACGCCTTGGTACTGGAAACCACTAGCAATAGCACCCGAATAGTTCAGTGCCGTATTAACTCCAGTAAGAGTACCCGAGCCGGTATAGGTATAATAACCAACTCCACTTGCGGTCCCATTGGTAAGAACCGCAGAGGATTGAATATAAACAACTTGGCCGCTTGTTAAGGCAACAACAGTACCAGACGTTGACGCATTGACGGTGTAATCAGCGTCCCGATAACGATCGTTGCGAGCAATCGTGATCGAATCGACGACACCACCGTTATTATTGTCTTCGCTGAGGTTCGCGTCCATGTCCACCAAAATAGATGGTGCCTGGCCGCCCTGCACGAAGATCGTATTACTCGCCTGGCTACCAACAGTCTGAGTGGTAACTCGGACCGTATCAAATAACGGACGATCAATAAATAGGGGCTGCTTGTTGCTGCTAGTACTGGATATTGGACTTAACACCCTGTCTATGCTAGTTTGACAGGGGCCTCCGAAAACTTCTTTTATTCTAATGGAACAAACTAGATTCAAATGTGCGCAGTGCGGAAATTTCTATGAACGTTTTGGAAATACTGCAGCTTGGCACAGAAAGCGTTTAAAAGAACGTGGGTATACATATTGTTCAAAATCATGTGCATCGTTTAAACACGGTGGAAATAAAAATAAAACTTCCGAATACACTTCTTGGCATGCAATGAAAAACAGGTGCAATAACAAAAAGTGCAAAGTTTATGACAGATATGGCGGACGTGGAATAACTTATGATCCTGCTTGGGAGAATTTTATAAACTTTCTTAAAGACATGGGAGAAAAAACCGATCCTTCGATGGAACTAGAAAGAATTAATAATGACGGGAACTATTGTAAAGAAAACTGCAGATGGGCAACACGTAAAGAGCAAACACGAAACCGTGGCGGTAAACGTGCTACCAGGCTTTACACGTTTGATGGGAAAACAATGTGCATTGCGGACTGGGCCAAGGAAGTTGGTATCAGTCCACAATCAATGCAAAAACGATTAAACAACGGCTGGCCTTTAGAAGAAGCCTTTTCCAAAGAGCGTCATGATAAAAAGGGCTCCAAACAAGTGAAGCCCTCTAAATCAAAACTGAGTCAGTGATTCCAGGAATGGCGTCCTAGGGGTGTAAAGGGACGCCGTTGCCGTATCGGTTTCCATCTGTGTCATTGGACGCTGGAGAGCAGTTTTAAATAACTGTTCTCCCAAAGATGGAACAACACTTTGGTCATTGAGCAGGAAATTCTGCAACAAGAATCCCTTCAAGAAATCTTGAACGCTAGATCCGGATGCTTCCTGTGCCTGTACCGCTGGTTTTGGGGCAGCCACATTAGCTCCACCAAGAATGTTCTTGACGTAGTTCTGTGTTTCCTTGAAGGGAGGAATGCCTCCGTATCGTTCGACATTGCCCGGACCCGCGTTATAGGCTGCCAGTGCTTTGTCATAGGAACCAAAGCGCTTGAGTTGTTGGCTCAGATAACGAGCACCACCCGTCAAGCTCTGTACAGGGTCATAGGGATTGGAAACACCAAGACCTTGTGCTGTCCCAGGCATGAGCTGAACAAGGCCCATGGCACCAGCGCTGCTCTTAGCTTGTGGGTTCCAGCCGGATTCCTTCTGTACAAGCTTCAAGAAGATGTCTTCATTGACACCAAAATCACGGGCTTTCTGCCGCGCAATTTCTTTTAGTTGTTCGGTGTTGTAGGACATGGGTTTCTTGTTAACTTGCTACCCAGTTTGAACTTGCCCTGAGTGCGGGAACAAATACTGTTTGAAGCGTTAGTACTGTTGCGAGGTGGGTCAGGGTTCGTTTAACAAACTTGGGACAGAGAATCATGGGTTTAAAGCAACAACACTGGCCCCCGTAAATCAAAAGATTTGTGTCCAGTCGGCTGGGCTTACATGCAAAGCAATGCCAGATTTGACTTACTGTACAGACAACGTGCTATTCAAAAGCTGTTGGAAGAGATCACCGCGGCGCTTTTCGGCAGGAGTACTGAAGGAGAAGGGCTCCAGGGAAATACCGCCTACAGGCTGAACGTTTGTGGCGCCTGCATAAGTTGCTTCCGCCGGGCTAGTAGGAGGCGGTGCCACGGGAGGTTGTCCTTGTCCGCTCATAAAGCGATTAAACATCTGGGCTTGGATTTGGTTTTGAGGTGTGTTGAACTGTGTTTGAGGAAGTGGAGTACCAATCGGCTGCAGATCAGATGCGCCCGCATAGCTGGGGATGGTTTGTGTTGCGTTGGTCCCCAGGAGGGATGCTGGGTTGAAGGGTAAATCTGCCGGCGCACCCATGGCGCCTGCATTGATAACACCCTGAATAACGTCGTAACCAGATTGACCAGGCTTGACGCGCTTGGCGAGTTCAGGATTGGCTTTTGCCCACATCTGCATCCCGATATCTTCTGCAGACTGCACTTGCTCAGGCGTAGCGTTCTGTGCTGCAGCAATCTTGCGTGCTGCTTCGTAACGCTGAAGGTCTGGGTTTTGTGCTGCCAGCTGAGCTACACGACTCTTTTCTTCAAGATATGCGCGTTCCAACGGATCAGAAACCGAGGCAAGCGTTTGTGGTTGGGCGCCAGGTGCAGCGCCGTATGGAGCCTTTTGTACTGGCCACTTGAAAAGAGAGGAAGCAGGCGCAGATGCAGCAGCTGTCTCTACAAAAGATTTTGCCTTGGCTTGTGGGCGCTGGAAGACAGGGGAGACAACACCTGCGTTCTGGATAGCCTTAAAGATATCAATGGCCATGATTAACGCCAAACTTCATGAAGGTAAATACGAGAACCCACTGCAGTATCAGCAGGACCAGGTAAAGCTTGAATAAACTCCGCACCTGAGCGTTCATAACGGTAACGAGCCTGAAATGGATCTTTATAGTTAGGAACGTAGAGGATGCCAGCAAGACGGTTGGTTTCGTAAAGATAAATCTCGTCCCAAACCTTTAATGCTTCCTTGGCATTGCTTGAACGAATTGTACGATCCACGTCACCGAGGATGCTTTCAATTCGTGTAGAAGGTGTCGATGCAACTTCGGTTTTCTTCTCCGCCGTATCACAACGGCCGAGCTGAATAACAACCTTGTCATAGAAGTATGAATCCGGAACCGTATTCATAGCTTCTTCCAGGCGGGAATAGTCACCCGCTGGAACAGACACGGTAAAGTAGCCCAGGTGATACCTGACTCTGCTTTTATCAAATTCCGATAATTGCACGTCTACCTTTCGTTATAGTTTAATTATAAATGTATCAACTTAAGCGGCACCTGGGATTGGAGAGTTCATATACTCCATCAAAAATTGTTGGGCCATGCTCTGCTTGGGAGTAAGTAATTCGCCAAGTGATTGCTCAAGCAAAGATTCTTGAACTGTTTTTTGACGGGGTTTGGTCAACTGAAGAAGTGACATCAGAGTTGAAAGATCATCTCCACTGGTACCAGGGGATTGTTGGTCAAGTGGTAGGGTCGTTGCTGGAAGCTCAGACGCACCTCCCAGCGTCTTCATGTGACCCAAGCCGATTTCATACTTATTGTCTCCTGTAACCAGGGTTGCGAGATTACCGTAGCCACCTTGGTTGGATTTAGGTATGAACTTGCCGCCGCCTTCATAGTAAATGGGAGTACCCTCTGGAAGAGCCCAATCCTCTCCACGGTGAAAAGAACTAGCTCCTGCAGTTGGAGCACTGCGTGGACCATACCTCGAAGTTAAAGTAATCCCAGCAGCCGGATTGAAGTCAATCTTACCGTCTGCAGTTTTAATTAACGCAGGTATTTTCTTTTCACCAATACGCAAACCAAGTAGTGGCGTACGAATTGTTGCTGGGTCAAGATACTTTCCAGTCGCAAGTTCTTTTACATAAACATGTTTATGCGGACCGGTTGATACGCCGGTTGAGCCAACTTGACCAAAGTACTGAATACCAGCCATTATCTTTTTCTTTTTATTTTAAAACGAAAAAACCCCTGGTCTCCCAGGGGCCTTCCTTTGTGAAATGGATTAAACCCTGATTAAGTCGGCGGCAAGCACGGCGTTCCAATCCACACGCTTAATTTGTTTTAACTGCTCAAGACTATTAAACTTCTCACCCGATAAGGACATCTGAAGATCTTTGATCTCTCGAGCTGTCTTAAGGCCGATACCCTTAATGTGATCAGCGATCATTTGAGCGGTAGCGGTATTGATGTTTAAACGTGTTTCGGGTGGGAAAGTACGAGGCTCTTCTTGGGCTGCCTTATCCTTAACCTGAAGAGTAGCAAC